ATAATAAAATAAACAAATGGGATATTTAAATAATACCGTAGTAACCGTAGATGCTATCTTAACAGATGTAGGACGTCAGTTATTAGCTCAACAAAATGGTCAATTTAGAATTACACAATTTGCTTTAGCAGATGATGAGATTGATTACACACTTTACAATCCAAATAATCCATCAGGTTCTGCTTACTATGGTCAAGCTATTGAAAACATGCCTTTATTAGAGGCGTTTCCTCAAGCTACTCAAACCATGAAATATAAGTTAGTGACTTTACCTCGTGGAACAGCTAAATTACCTATTCTTAACTTAAATACATCCAATATCATAATGCCTCAAAGTGGTATTTATACTCTTACTCCTCAAACATTAAATTATTTAGGAGCTAACACTTACGAGCCATCCGGATACTCAGCTACAATCTCAGATATTAGATTAATGTCTACTTTTGAAGGTGTAGGTGTTAACACACCTGCAGTAACTGCTTTAAATATAACAAACCAAACTACAACTATTGGTACTAGTATATCTAAAACAGTTGTTGGTACTACAATTAATATGAGAGCAACTACTGTAAATACTTTATTTGGAACTAATAATACTTTACAAGCTACATTAACTGTAGTAGGTAGAGATAGTGGAGCTCGTTTAACTATTCCTGTAACAGTAACCAAAGCATAATAAAATAAAAAATGTCATTTAAAAGATTAGAAGCCGATGATTTTGTAGTAAGCTCAAATGCTATCTCAGCAACAGCTTGGACTACAAATCTCCCAACCTTAACTGCCTTTTATACTTCATCTACACAAGTAAACGGAAGTTCAGGAAACTATTATACAAATGTTTTTGATACAGCCGCTACTTCTTCTATCCAATTTGCAATTGCTTATGGTAATGCTTTTGGTAGTGGTAGTCAAGTATATAACCCCGCAGTAAATGGTTTATCTCCTACAAGTACTATTTTTGGCCAATGGCAAGACTTAGTAATTGGAGATGAAAATACATTATTTCAATTTGGAGCAATTTCATCTTCTGAGTTTTTTGCTTTACCTATTGAAAGACAATGTTATAAAGAATCTTTATTTTTAGGTTCATTATCATTAACTATTAAAGGCCCAACAACAGTTTCAGGTTCAATTACTTTAACTGATAATAGTAATTATGTAACAACAACTGTATTTAATGAAGCTGGTAGGGTATTCCAACTAATTTCAGGCTCATCAGGAGTTAGATATACAGGATCTACTACTACAACTGATGGTTTTTCCTTAAATTCAGGATCTTACGGTTGGTTATTACCTGACATTGGAACAATTATCTTAAACCCATTAGCCTTAGCTGCCCCAACAGCCAGTGGAGGTATTGGATTTGTTTATAGTGGCTCAGCATTTTCAGGCTCATTAACTTATAATGCTAACACAAACGCTAATTCTTCATTATTTAGAGCAATTAGTGGTTCTGCTGCTTTCACTTTAAATTCACAAGAAACTATTACATCTGATTTTGTATTTGTAAGACCAAGAAGCTCAGAATTTAACTACTCAGAAAACCCATCATTTATTTCAGGTTCAACTGGAACTGTTTTATATTCTCAATTTATTAATAACCCTCAAGTATATATTACAACTATTGGTTTATATAATGATACAAATGAATTATTAGCAGTTGCTAAATTATCAAGACCATTATTGAAAGATTTTACCAAAGAAGCTCTTGTTAGAGTTAAACTTGATTTCTAAAATGAATGGGTACTTTCAAACAATTTTTAGCGTCGGATATAATAATTACTCCGCTTGAATTAAATAAGTCATTTAATTTTGAGGGGGCAGCCGCGTTAACTAGTTCTATAGTTGGTATTGATAGATATTTAGGAACAAACATAACAAGTTATCCTTTTGACCCTACTACAGATCCTCAAACAGGACAAATTAGCACTCAATATCAAAGACTAATCTATAGTTCTATTGAACAACTTTATTATTCTAATTATTTAAATGCCACAGCAAGTTATGGTTCTCCTGCTACTACTGCAAGTTTGATAGTAGGATATGATACAGAAGGAGATGTTTTAGTAGGTCCAACCTCATCAGCAGGTAAATACTATAATTACCCTCAAACTGATTTAACATTTGCTCATTATTATCCAACATCCTCAAACTCAGTAATAGGTGTTATGTCTATTCCCGTAGGATTATTTGGAAATTATATTCAACCAAATTCATTTAAATGGATAGCACCAAGTGGTTCTATTTATGATGATGGACAAGGAAATTTAATATTTTCCTCTTCACAACAAATTTGTGGTAATATATTTTATGGTCATGGTTTAGCCATTATTACAAGTGATTCGCAACCCCTAGGAGATACTTATGGAACAGCTATTTATGGTTCCTCTGTTTATGGTTTGTCTGATTCTTTAGTAGTAAATAATTTTGTAACATCTTCAAATGTTACTTGCTCATTTTCATCTTCACTTACAATTTATGAAACTCAATATAAATGTACAGCTAGAGAAAATGAATTTAATTTTAGTCAAAACCCAACTATAACATCAGGAAGTACAGCTAACTCAAGTTCAGTAGGAACATTTTATACCCCAGCAGAAAATTTGTATGGGTTTGCTACTGGTTCTTATTTTCAGCCTTATGTGACAACAATAGGACTTTATAATGAACAACAACAGTTATTAGCCATAGGAAAATTAGCTCAACCTTTACCTTTATCGCCTACAACAGATACTACAATACTTATAAACATAGACAGATAATATATGAATGAATGGTTTTCTCAAAATGATAGTGATAGTGGATTAAAGTCTAAAAAAACTTATTCTTCAATTGAAGAATTTCCCGATAACACTTTTGGTTTTATTTATATCGTAACCCATAGACCAACAGGTATGGCTTACTTAGGCAAAAAAGTTCTTTACCATAATGTGAAGAAAAAACTAACAAAAAAGGAACTAGCAGAACAAACAGGTCCAGGCAGGAAGTCAGCCACCAAAGTGGTAGTAAAAGAATCAGACTGGAAAACCTATTATGGATCTGCTAAACCAATTATGGAACTCATAAAAGGAGGTAAACAAGAGGAATTTACCCGTGAAATTTTAAAATTGGTTCCTAATAAAAAACTTCTTACTTACTATGAATGTAAGTACTTATTTCAGTTAGGTGTATTAGAACACCCTGAAGGATATTTTAACGACAATATTTTAGGAAAATTCTTTACTAAAGATTTCGCTTAACTTGGTAATCTAAGTATTTCTTATTATATTACGGTTATGCTCAATCAACCACTGATTGCCTTAGTTAACTCTGTATTGGGTACGGGTAAGTCCACTTCAAGAGGTAATCAGTCTCACCATTGTCCTTTTTGTAAACATGCTAAGCCTAAATTAGAAATTAATTTTGATGAAGGTTCATCTCACTATGAAAAATGGCATTGTTGGGCTTGTGATAAAAAAGGTAAAAAAATTCAACAATTATTTAAAGCAGTAGGAGCTCAACCAGACAAAATGGCTGAGTTAAAGTCTATTGTTAAGTCATTTATTGTTTATAATAATCAAGAAGAAGTAGAAAAATTATCACTACCTAAAGAATTTAAACCATTAGTAAATATTCAACAATCAGATATTTTAGGAAGACACGCCTTAACATATATTAAGTCAAGAGGTGTAACAGAAGAAGATATTTTGAAATATAATATTGGTTACTGTACTTCAGGTAACTATGGTAAAATGGTTATTATTCCTTCATATGATGCTGAAGGCAAGTTAAATTATTTTACAGGAAGATCATTTGAAAAAGACTCAAAAATAAAATATAGAAATCCATCTGTATCTCGTGACATCATACCATTTGAGTTGTTTATAAACTGGAATATACCGTTTATATTATGCGAAGGACCATTTGACGCCATAGCTATCAAACGTAATGCAATACCGTTATTAGGCAAAAATATACAGTCTACTTTGATGAAAAAGATTGTAATGTCTAGTGTCGAAAAAATATATATAGCTCTAGATAAAGACGCTCAAAAACAAGCATTAAGTTTTTGTGAGCGTTTAATGAACGAAGGCAAAGAAGTTTATCTTGTAGACATGCAGGATAAGGACCCAAGTGAAATGGGTTTTAAGAATTTCATAGACACAATTTCAGAAACATTACCTTTAACATTCTCAGAATTACTTGAGAAAAAACTCTTCTTATGAGTAAAATAAAAAAATCTTACAACAGAATTTTAGAAGTATCAGATGATGCTAAACAAATAACATTACCAGACTCCCGTTATTACAGACGAAATGGTGAATACTATCCCTCAATTACTTATGTTTTAGGTTATTATCCTAAAGGTAAGTTTTTTGAAGACTGGCTTAAAAAAGTAGGTTACTCTGCTGAACATATTGTTAAAAAAGCAGGTGAGGAAGGAACCCAAGTCCATGAAATGATTGAAGAATACCTTGAAGGTAAAGAAATGAACTTTATGAACCAGTATGGTAATCCTCAATATAGTCCTAATGTATGGCAAATGTTTTTACACTTTGTTGATTTTTGGGAAACATATAATCCAAAATTAATTGAAGCAGAAGTTCATTTATTCTCAGATGAATTAAAGGTAGCAGGAACTTGTGATTTGATTGTTGAAATTGAAGATAAACTATGGTTAATTGACTTTAAAACATCTAATCATATCCAGCCTACTTACGAACTACAGACTGCTATTTATGGTAAGTGTTATGAGGAATGTTATGGTAAAAAAGTAGACAACTATGGTATTCTTTGGCTAAAATCATCTAAACGTAAACCCAATAAAGATAAAATGCAGGGTAAAGGATGGGAAATGG